TATCATTAAACGTCAAGCTATTAGCCATTATGAACCTACTAAAACCCCTTTACTACGTTGTAGCCTATACAATTCTCGCGCTATCTTCTTGATATCAGCCTCCTCACGTATATACCATGGGCCTTCGAAATGCTGAGTGATTACCGTAGTTTCAGATGGACTTGCCAGACTAGGCTCTACGCCACCAGCTGATCTAATACCACCAGAACCGATCGACATCTCATCTGTCATACCCTGCATAGCTGAGCGGATATTCTTTAGAGATCCCTTGACTCCTACCTCTATACCCCGGGCTAACCCCTCTCCAATATCAACTCCAGCTTCAGATGGACTAAATGGCCACAACTTACCAAACCCTTTCTTTACGCTATCGAAAATGCCTTTTGCGAAACCTGTGACTTTGTCCCATATCCAGGAGGATAGCGAGGCTATCCCTTCCCATAAGCCTTTGACGAGATCCAAGCCCCAATTCTTAGCCGTCTCCCATATCCCGGAGAAGACTTCTTTCACCTTGTTCCATATACCCTTTACTGCTTCCGTGATCGCCCCCCAGTTCTTAGCTATTAAAATGGGCAGTCCCACAGCAGGGAATAGAATCATCAGTATCTTGTCCCAATGCTCCCTGAAGATGCCGGTGATCTTATCCCAGATATTAACAAAGAAATCCTTTATCTTAGTGAAGACTCCGCTGATATGCTGCCATAACTCTCCTGCCTTCTCTTTAATCGTGTCCCAGTTCTTATAGACAAGGACCCCGATTGCGATAACAGCTGCTATAGCTAAAATAATAAGACCGATCGGTCCTAACATGGCTGTAAAAGCACCCCCAAGTAGAGGCAAAGCTGTAGTTATCAGAGATATAATAGATAAAATAGGGCCTGCCACTAATAACAATCCGCCTAATGCAGCTACACCAGCCAATATCATGGCCGTCATCTTAGGATTCTCTGTTATCCAATCTCCGATCTTTGTGATGATTGGTGTTATGATCTCAAGTATTTTAGTTAACGCTGGCATAATAGCCATTCCGATTGTGATGGCCATGTCTTTCATCTGGGTTTGCATCTTCTCCATTTGTCTGCCTGTGCTCTTCTCCATTTGGTCGGCTGCATCTTGGGCTGCTCCTTCAGCATCGGCCATAGCCAATAAATCATCTGTAAACATCTGAGCATTGTCACCAGTTAGGGCTAGAACAGCAGCTACGGCTTCAGATGAACTAAACATCTTATTCAATGTTTCGGTATTCCCACCCGTGGCATCCCGCAGGACATTCAATGTTTCGGCTAACCCTAACTCATCAATCATAGCTTGGCCTGATTCATAGCCCAAATCGCCTAAGACCTCTTTCATTTCAGTCGTAGGCTTCTGTAACATAACCATCGCTTGTCGAAGCTGAGTTGTAGCTACCGAAGTAGGAACACCCTGTTTTGTCATAGTCGCTAGAGCAGCAGATACTTCTTCGAACTTTATCCCAGAAGCAGCAGCTATTGGAGCCACTTGGAACAACGAAGCTGAGAGCTCCTCCATGGTGGTCTTACCACCTTTGACGGTAGTGAACATGATATCAGCTACCTTCTCAGCATCACTAATCGGAATCTTAAAGGCATTGATGACAGTAGTTAAACCATCCACCGCAGTGGCGGTATCAGTAACGCCTCCGATAGCTGCCTTTGTGGCTATCTCCAAGAATTCAATCGCATTCTCCTTTGGTACCCCAGCGGATATAGCTTGGTAGAGAGCTTTGGCGGATTCTGTAGCATCTACTCCCATGTCCTTGGCTAAGTCCTGAACATCCTTAGAGAACAGCTTGAACTCCTCTTCACTCAGGAGCATCATGGTGTTGACTTCTCGCATAGCCCCATCGAAATCCCCGGCCATCTTTAATGCTGCCACTCCTATCCCGACAGAAGCTCCGACCATAGCTGTACCAGCTATCTTCATCCCCTTGCTAACCTTCTGGAATTTACCCTGTAAACCAGTTAGCTGGCTATTGGCCTTACCCATTCCATCAAGGCTGATCTTACCTACGAGTGAAAAAATATCCATGTTATTTCTTTGCCTTCTTGACTTTTATGCCCATAAGTGCGAATAAATCAGAATCTGCTGTCGTAGCTTGAGCTTCTCTACGTGGAGGCTGACCGTCAGATAACCCCAGATGATTCAGGTACTCTACGAACGTCATCTTATTAGCAGCTCCCATCTGAAAAGCAGTGAACGCTGACTGGATAAATTGCTCCCGGACTCTTTCCTTCTCGCGCTCATCTATTATCCCCTTGATCTCCATCAAGTGGGCAAAACTCAAGTCATCTATTTCACTATCACTCCAACCATATCTGGCAGATATATCGTCGTAAATAGTTAAGACGTATTGTCTTGAGCTGCTTGTCCGAAAAAATCCTTCACTTCAGGTTTAGAGAGGATCTGTTTCACTATATCAATTGGAGTAGCTATAGGCATCTCGTCAAGTTCGTCTACATTTATGCTAGACATATCTGACAACCAAGCATATAGGTCATCAGTTAGTTCTGAGAGCACTTGGAATACGCTGGCTCCAAGATTGGCTAGATCAGGATTTTCATTTTCAGATGCACCTTTCAATAGGATAGTCAAGTCAACCCTAGATTGAAGGCTAAGTTTTGAAAACAATTTAAGCATCATCTTCAAATCCTTAGACTTGAGCTCTCTGACGTTAATTTCTTCAGCTCCCATTTAAGCCTCCCTTATTTTATTCAATTTAAGCTGCGTTATCGACTATAGTGCACACGCTACCACTTGCCGGTTTCAAAGCCTGGAAGGTCACAGGAACTACTGTCTTCTCGCCTTTCTTGTAACTCATGCCAACTGCGCCTGTAGCGGTCACCAGGGGTAGCTCGATAGAGCGGGTGAACCCTGCTGGGTTAGTCCCATCTAACTTGATAGACATTTTCTTCAGGACACCTGCTCCTAATGTGATGATGCTACCGCTTAACACGCTGCCAGCTATCGCCTTGTCTATATTGAATAGCGAACTCTCAGCCATGTTACATGTGATGCCCAAGGTCTCCTTGGTTATACGCCTCTCAACAGGAAAGGTCTCTTCCTCAACCTCTATATCAGCAGTATCTACGCCATAGTCAAACGTCACTCCGTCCTCTGTGTAACCGACATCTGTGTATGGAGCGCTCAGAGAAAGATCTGGTGCGTCTCCACCAGGTTCTATAGCGTAGGTAATTCCCATAATTTCAACGCTGTCAACGTAAGAATATCTGGCCGGCGAAGATTCCCAAAGCTCCACTCGAATCCTAGAGAGAATCCAGTTGGCACAATCTGCTCCGGAAGTTAAGGCTTCAATGGCAGCTTGCTGTTCGTTAAGAGCCGCTAGCCCCCAATCAAAGAACGAAGCCCCTATCTCATCTACACCACCTATACCAGATAAGTCAGCGTCGCCACAGGTCTGTTTCTCCCATGCCCCAGACGGTGCCACATTCTGTAAGTCTACATCGGTTATCTCTGCCCAAGCATCTGAATCTGGGTCTTCGAACCTAAACTCGAACTGAGCGAAGTTACCTAACACCGCTTGGCTTAAATGGTAGAAGCTATTAGTATCTAGCCCCGCAGTCCAAAGAGCCATCGTTGTCCCTACGGATTTTACATTGAATTCTACATGCGTGCTCCCAGCATTGCCCGAACCTGTCTTAGACAGTTTGGCAGAATGTGTACCCACATACTTTTTGACACTTGACCACTCAGCTAGAGCGTCATTCGGCTGTCTAATTGCCAGATTTGCTACACCTACTAAAACATTTGCTACTGTATTTCCCATTTTAAACACCTCCGCAATTTATTCTATTTTACCATATTCCCAAAAACGCTTCAAAGTACCATTTTATCGCCCCTCTATAGTAGCTGCCTCAGAGTCCCTTCTGAATATCATGTCCCACATAGTCGCTCGATGCCAGATACCCTGCTCTGATCCTGGAACGAATCCATCCGACAGGTGCTCTATATGGGCCTGACCTACTTCAGTAGTGCTAAAGTTTAACTCATCTAATAACCCGATGAGCCTCTTTCTGATAGTTAAAATTTCCGTAGCATTAGGGCTATAACTCCAAACATCCAGATAGTAGGTCGCTTTCTGGATAACGTGAGTCCCTGGTTCTTTTCGAATATCTATTCTATGAACCAGATAAGGGAATTCAGCGTCTGGGTTTGCCCATCTCAAATAACATCGGACAGTGTCACCCATAGCAGCTTTAAGAGTATCATCTCCCGTTAAGAGATTCCATATATAAGTTGTTAGGCTTTCGTCTATATCTAAAACCATTTGCCGTCCAATATCTCCGAAATTTTATCTCTAGCCTTTTCGAAGCTAGGATGTAGCCACGGCCTAGGAGCTACCTTATCATCACCAAATTCCAATGTCTTACCATAGTCAAGGTCAGTCCCAATCCTGCCCACGATCGTCTTGCCTTCACTTTGTATAGACGTCTTTATAGACTGGCTTAATCTACCTGTAGGTTTTGCTGGAGGCTCACCTGGGGCGCTTGCCGTGTAAAACGTTTGCGTCCCCGGTACCTTATATTTTCTACCAGTACGTTGTCCACTAAGAGTATCTATAACAACATTCCTAACCTCGATCACGGCCTTCGCCATACGCTTTGAAGCGCTTTGCTCTATAGACTTTATCACCTTATCGGTGTTATCTATAAGGGTCACATGTTCGCCGGTCATCAAATCTCCCTTGCCATGATTATAGTTGAGTTATCAAGCTCTTGAGGGGGTTCCACGGGTGCTAGTGTCTTAGCCTTCCAGAGCATACGATTATTGCCTAAGCTAATGTCAACAGTCCCCCTGAATATGACCTTATGCGTAACTTCGCTTTTCATCTGCATATAGACTGCTCTTGCCTCAGCGTCTAGCGATATTACCCGAGCATATCTATTTTTCACGAATTTCCAAACTACACTCTGTCCAAGGGCAGTCTCTGTCGTGGCCTTCACCTGTATTTGAACTCTGTGTCTTAATACGTTTGCTAAGTTCAAAGCACACTCACCCTTAATGGATCTAGCAGTGTCTTAGCCTTACTGGGGATATCATAAACAACAGTGCCCAACCCAGTGATAGTCTCATGCTTGAGTTGGTCAACTCTATTTTCATGGAGATTAGCCAATATAAGAAGAACGGCAGCCACCGCATCGGGCACCAGAGCTTGAGTAGCTGCCCTGTCAGCACCGTATCCAGCGACATATACTACAGTGAATATCCTATTAGCAGTCCAGAGATCCTCGCACTTTAATCTCCCTATTGAAATCCATTCTGTATATTCGTTAATCGCGAGGATCGTGTGCGTATATTTAGCCGTGATCTTAGCCTCGTCATCAGGAGCGGCTACGAACGTTATAGTAGCACCATCGAGGGTATAATGAGTCGTTATAGTCTGAAGCACCCCATCTATATATAACTTAACACTGAGAGCTGTAGGGGTTTCGTCAAGCTCAAACTCTACCGTCGAGCCATCTCCTGTACCTATCGCCTCAGAGATCCCCCTGGCCACACTAGTAATAGATTCTACAGGCTGTTTATAAAGCTTCAATATCTCAGTGCCATCTCCAAAATGAGACTCAGTAATAGTCCTTTGAATAAAGGCTCTTCCGGTATAACTCTCAGCCCTATTAGTAGCTGCTTCGATAAGGTCTGCCACCAGGGCATCATCGTAACTTTCGAAGGTATCAGCCACGGCCGCGTAATCATAGCTGGCAGTTATCCCTTGACTAAGAGGAGGAGCCGTAACAAAGGTAATAGTCGCCCCGCTAATACTATAATGAGTGGGGTCAGCCTGCAAGACATCATTCACCTTCAATATCAGACTCCCCTCTATGGGAATATTATCGAGGTCAAACGTTGTGTCTGCACCATCTCCCACGCCGAGGAACTCAGCATCTACATGAAGACTAGAAGCATGATTGACACGTAGATACGCCTTAGCTTGAATCAGAGTTACCAGGGCGATATCACTTAATGACATATCTCCTCCTTATGTCGACCAGGGCCACGTAGCTAGCATGTCCTGTGGATTAGTTATTTCCAAGTGCCGTCTGACAACGACACTAATCTCCACCTCATCCGCAGCGCCCGAGGCCGTTTTCAGCCTGCCCCATAACTTAGCATTGGCCGGACAATTCTGGCTATAAAGCTGAAGAATCTCCGTTGCCTTCGATACAGGGGTTGGCAATATTAACCGCCTTTCACCCATTATTTGGGCTGTGGTGGGGTCAGACCCGTCAACGATGCTATAACCCAGTTGGATAAGAATGGTTGTCGCTGCGTCAATGGCTTCTACTACTAAGCCTTTCACTTCATAGATGAAATCAACGGTGTCTATTGGTATTATTTCCGTCCAGCTTCCGAAGGTATCAGCAGTGGCGGTCGCCGCTAAAGTTATGGTCTCTTCTACATCTTGCGGATAGACACGACTGCGGGAATGTTCGTGGTGTTCAAGGACCGACAAATTGTACAGTTCGTTGCTTGCCAGGACCCAGGTATCACCATCAAACGTCTTATATAGTAAGTAGGTGTCCGTTTCCCGGTATGTTGAGCCAGGAGTAACATTTGTGGGTTTAACATCTGCTGCTAAACCCTCGAAATAGTTGAATCCCACCAATCTTGCTGCCATTTCTACCTCCTCGGGTATTTTGCCCGTTTCTTGGGTTTGCGTCTTGGTTCTGTCAAAGTATCCATATCTCTTGGCAGCACCTTTGTCTCACTAGCCCCGTCCAAGCTCTTATCCTGCATTGCTATCCCATTACTACACCATTCTCTGCCTACCCCAGCAGGTACATCAACCACTACACCTGGAGGGAAAACCCCGAATGCTGAAGCAATCAGTCTGAGCACCCTTACCCTCATATTCACATCCTTATTATTTTACCCCGAGGGGAGCTTTTACACTCCCCCCGGGAAAAGGAGGACCCGCCGGCAGGCCCAGCCTTTCTTATTAGTGATCGATGTTGAGCATAATGAATGGAGCGCCCTGACCGTTGCCAGTTGTGTTAGGTGCAATAACCATTCCTGCTCGCTGACAACCAAGGTTAGCAGAATCTCTCACCATCAGCGATCCGTTCTGCCCTTTGAAACAAACCTCAATGGTATTGACAGCCGCACTAACATCGGCTTCGGGAGCGCACCACGATATCCCTGAGACCTGAAGCCACAGGAATTGTCCATCAGTAGCTCCTATTACCGGCATACCCATTACCGGAGTCCACTCGTTGTTAGTCTGGGTAACGCCATTGTAGGGGTCGATTATGACCTCTGCATGGTCATTGGTGTCGAGTGCCACCGGGATGGGAGAGTCAAGCTGAAGAGTCAGCGTGTCAGTAGCCGTCATAGCATCGTTGCCGACGATGCCTCTGGTGAAGGCCTTTTCTTCAGCAGCTAGGAATACTACAACCTCTCCGCCCTTCAATTCATCCTTCGTGCAGGAAACATCGCTGGTAATCGCTATCTCCGTTGCATTGACGAGGGCTATGGCTTGAACGGATACATATCCAATCTTCTGACTATTCGCCTGCTTGGCTCCTATATCAGGGACGATAGTGCCGCCAGCCTTGGCATAAACAAAGCCCTTTCTGCCAAACCTTGCATACGTGCCCAAGTCGTACTGTTGAATGGTATCAACCTCGTAGGGTGTACCACCCGGAATATTAAGGACTCCTTCTCCAACTTTAGGTATGTGCAGTCTGTGCATTTTAGATGTCATTTTATCACCTCCAAGTGATAGGTGGGAGGGCGTTAATTTTCACCCTCCTCACCACTTATTCTCTTTAGCTGCTTTCGTTACTTAGTACGGTAAAGGTGTCGTAACGAATTGGCCCACCACCAACCCTGAAATGAACCTTGAAGCCCACCAGTCCGGCCTCAGCATAGAGCTCATCCAACCTCTGAAGAGCGATACCCTGTCGGTCTAAAACCAGATATCCGAGTTTGAAGTTACCAAATATCGCTGCAATCTTCTGGTCTAGGGTATCAGCAGGGTAGTTCATGTCAGCGCTATTGGCGATTGGGTATCCGTCAAACTGATTAGGCTGTCCAGCCATAAGGGAAGGCTGCCACAGATATTGCCCGTCTACGGAGTCCTTAACCAGTCTTAGGGTCAACTCGGTCTTTCGGTGCATTAGCCACGATGCCCCAGGGAGATATTGAGATGGGAGTTTGTACTCGATTCTCAACATATCGTCCGGGATAATGGCATCAGCAGTGGCCAAGTTGTATCCAAATGTTCCCTCGGCTCCTGCTGCACCACCAATTAAACCACCGGCCTGAAGAGCTGCATCAACTGCAATTCCTTCGGGTTGCTTAGAGCCATGTCCGCTACCGACAACAAAAGCCTTATTCTCTGCTGTGGCTATGGCGACACTGAAGGAAGAGGCAACGTGTGCCTGAAGATTAACGTCAGTATCCATCAACTCGTCCTCGCCAATCTTGGCCAGACCGTAAAGGTCTTCGACGTAGATATGGGCATCAGCCGGGACTAAAGTGGTTTCGGTAAGGGCAGAGCCGGTTTCAAGTTTACCCCATCCGACAGCAACTTCCGTTAGAGAGCGGCGGCGGATTTTATCCCTGGTAGTAGACCGTTGCCCACAAAGACCCCTCATCGGGGTTAGTGGCGGAAGTGCTCGTGTGATTTCAGCCTCCAAGTCCTCTGGCACCAGGATTAACCCGGTCTCATTCTCAACGAGAGCCTTGCGCTCCTGCGGCTCCATGGCTACCTTGCCACCCCTTAGCCACTTAAAAAAGGCAGCACTGCGGGCTTTTGCCTCTTCAGTCTGGGGATCAGGATTACCAGCACTTGGTATAGCCTGGCGCTGGAGCTTAACTTCCAGCTCATCGATACGCTCGTTGAGCTTGTCGATGGTTGCCTTGGTCTCCGCCATAGGTTCGCCGAACTTCTTGATTTCCTCATCCTGGCGTTCTACAGCTTTGTGCAGTTCATTTACTGCACTTTGGATTAGGTCTGTCATTTCCTTATTTTCCATTTAGTTTACCTCCGTGTTAGATTTTAGTTTCTCAAGTATAGCATTGATACGCTTTTCAGCTTGTTTTGTATCAATGCCTTCGTTTTCTGCCTTGAGTGTGGTTACTATGCTCTCCAGTTCCGCGGCTTCTTTCTCAGCCTCCGAGAGATGAGTGGCTTTTGCCGGCTCACTTTCTTCTGAGAGTGAATCCAGAAGTGCTTGGAGAGAATCAAATGCCATTTTAACCTTCTCAAGATTAGTGGCGCTCAAGACACGCCCAGATTTACCTTCTTCGGACTTCCCTGGTCCCGGTCTCTCTGCTCTTCTCATCTTACCTCCACACTTGGGACACTTAATACTATTGCAGTGTTTCTTAGACTTGAGCTTATGCCCACACTCTATACATTCACAATTAAATTCATCTTCCTTGGCAGCCTCAAATGTTCCATCATGGTCTTTGCAATGAGCCTTAGCATCAGCTTCATCCCATACCTCTCTGTCGTAACGATACGCTTGCTCAGTCATGGTGTCCTCTCCGTCGAGCTTGCCCATGATAATGGAGTATTTCTTGCTGCCTGATGTCCTAGTAGTTCTCCGAAAGCTATCCTTCTCGAAATCATTGGGATCTCGCAGCCGACAGGCGTGCTCGTGCGGATATGGTTTCATCTCGGTTTGTTTGACGCCCAAAATGACAGCTTCAGGATTAGCAGCGAAAATAACTGGGCTGACATCGTATAATTTCACTTCCTGCAAATGCCGTATGCCCTTCTCCCAGGATTCCTTTATGGCATTATAGCCAATGGACATCTGAGTAATAACACCAGCCTTAGCCAGAAGTAATACTTCATCAGCTTTCCGTACGCCTCTGACAATCTTTATCCTGGCAAGTAACCCCTTCGTGTCGACGGATAATTCTGGCTTCCCTATGGGGTCATTAACAGAATGGTTAAATAAACTTACGATATTACCAGAGTTTTCCTTGATTGTCTTTGTAAAAGCCCCTTCATCCACAATATCACCGTAACTGTCTGGGACTTTGCTGAAGGTGGATCCGTAGCCTTCTATGATACCTGCCTCTTCATCAACCTGTTTAACCGAAAACTTGACTGTTTTCCTTTCCATGATTAACCCCCTGTTCTCTATTTTAGTTATAACAAA